ACGACGCTTTGCTCTTTTTCCCTTTGGGTTCTTTTCAGTAACTGCTGTTTGTAGTTTGGATCCTGGATTTTCTTTACGATAAGCATCTACCGCTTTTTGACTTAATCCATCAGTTTTATCTTTACGATTTACTTTTTGCCAATCTTCAGATAATCCAAAATCTGCTCTCCAGTTAGAAAACCCTTCTTTTTTTATACAATTTGGATATCTTTTTCCAAACATTGACTTCATTCCTTTTTTTTCATATCCTTTCCAACATTTTTCATCAATTAACTCACCATCCATTTCGTAGTGTGCTACTTGAGTATTGTTTTTTCTTTTTGCTAGTGGTAATTGGGGACCACCAGATTTTTTTAAAAATATTTCTTTTTCGTGTGGATTATCAGTACTTGATCCTTTGTTATAAAGTTTTTGTTTTTTCTGTGCTGCTTTATGTACTTCTGGATTAATAGGAGGAAACATTTGCTCACTCATCTCACCACTATCAACATAATCTGCTGCGGTATCCAAATAATCTGCTGCTTTTGTAATTTTTGACTGTACCCATGCCTCAATATTTCCCTCACCTTTCATTTTTTTCTTAAGTCTTTTTACTGCAGAAGCAATAGTGGCAAGTTCAGATCTTGCCATTGAATATTCGTGATCTTTAGATTCTGGCATAGTTCCTGGATGTGGTGTATTTGGTGTATAATCTTTTAATCGAATTGGTATTGAATACATATCCCAATATTTAGTGCCATATTTACATTCTTTTCTAGTTTCTGCTTTTTTACATTTTGGACAATAACGCATTAGTTCTAATGATTCTCCCCAATTTGAAGCTCCTACTTTTCGACATTTAACCAAAGCGCCAGAAGCATATGCACTTGGCCAAACATCATATCTTGACTTTACTTTATGATAACAAGCATCTTTTTTACCACTACCCTTTCCAGGTTTATCTTTTTTTGCTTCGTTAAATTCCATTGATTCCTTAATTCCTGGTTCTGCTTTTATATAATTTGAATCTTTTTTACCTTTAGCAAAAGTTGAAACCATTGTTGGTTTTGCTGACCCAGACTTTGATTGTTGATTCTTATCTTCTTCTCTTTTACGACGAATTGCAGATCTAATTAAAGATTCACCTTTTTTGCCTTTAGATTTTAATGCTTTAAGTCTTCCACTACTAAAACACTTTGGAGTTTTAGTTTCTCCTGGTTCATTGGCACAAGGTGAACCATCTGCCTGAACCCATCCTGCTTTTCCATCTTTTGATTTAGAACCTTTAAACCATTGGTGAAGAGTTCCTTCATCGCAATTAATAGACTTTTTATATTTTTCAGACCAACTCATGCTAGAAAAAATCTATTCTTTACTATTTAGAAAACCTTTCTTTAATAACTTAGATAATTCTGAGGTAGAACCAACAAAAACTGCATTATTAGTGACATTACTTGGAGTTTTTGTTGGTGAATCCTCAATATCCTTTAATTTCTTTTGCAAATCGATGAGTTTATCTGTTACATCGCCCACACTTTTTATCAATTGTCCTGCAACTTCATATGCTCTTGGTTGATCGCTTTCTGCAGCAAGATCCATTATTCCATTAATTGCTTCTTGACCTTTTTCAATTAAAGAATATAAATTTGCCCTAGTATATTCATAATCTTTTTTTATTTCATTATTTAAAGATTGTATTTTTTTTATTTCATTATTAGTTATATCAGAATCGGTGCAAATCTGTACTTCATGTGATGTATTTAAAGCATCATTTAACTTGTCAAAATTTTTATCATTCATATTTTTCAAATATCCTGTTGCTGTACTGGACTATAAATTTTAGAGTCTGGTAAAAATTCCCAAGATTCATTAAATCCAAAATCATCTCCAGGTTCTGCATCAATTGGATCTGGTGTGACTGTATATCTCATCTCTCTTCTAGCAGTCTGAACATCGGTAGAACTATACATATCAACCTGAACCTTACGAATAAGACCATCAGTAGTGTCTGATATTGGTCCAAACAAGTAAGTTTTTGCAGTAAATTGTAGTGTATATAATAGTATCCTTCTTGTTGAAAAATCACCTTCATAATCATCCCTAAAAGAGATATCATCTAAAACAATTGGAATATCTTTATTTTCTCCAATTATATCGACCATATCAATTGTGACATTAAATGCTGGTTGAAAGAATGGCAAAATTTGTTCTATAATTTGAAGAACATCATCGTTTAATTTTGACATTATATTTAATTCAAATCCAATATTATATGGAACTGGTAGATAAACTTTTTTAATTCCGTTCTGAGATGTTGATTTAAAAGTTTGTGCTATTGATGTTTTTCTTGATGCGTCATATTTGAGTGAATTCATCTCAAAAGACATTCTTGGTAATGTTATGGCAACAGGTTTATTCAGATTTGCTTGTTGTTCTAATCTAGCTAAGAATTTTTGTGTTGGTCCATATGCCAAAGGAACTCTTACTTCACTATAATCATTTCCATCACCATCTTTATGCTTGATTGTTATAGAATTGAATAAATTTCCAAATGCAATTATAGTTTTTCTAATATTTTGGTGATAAAAATAATTTCCTAACATTAGTAGTTACCGAATAAATTTGATTCTGAAAAATCAACTATTAGATCTGATTCTAGTTGAATTTCGTCATTTTGTTCATATTTATCATATTGATCTGATATTTCATATTTATTAAGAGAATATCTAGCAGAAGATATAGATCCAACTAAAATTTCCCCAGGTATATATTTTCCATTAATAACACCAACTTTTAAACTATAAGTATTTGCATCCCAGTCTTTTACTCTACTTTTTGATCCAGAAGTTTCTCCAGTAACAACCTCATTAAATTGATAAGTATTAATCCCAACTAAAAGAGGTGGATTATCTATTACTATTGAGGGAATTGTATCATAACCTACCCCAGCATCAGATATTAAAACTTTATCTACCTCCCCATTTGAATTTACGGAAGTTCTTGCTATTGCTGTTATTGCTAATCCAACTGTAGGAGATGAAAAAGATATATTTGGAGAATTGACATATCCAGAACCACCATCAGTAATTGTTATACTGCTTATTCCAGAATAATTTTTCTCTAATACAGCTTTAGCAACTGCTCCAATGCCAGTAGAACTATTAATAGTTATAGTTGGTTCTACTGTGTATCCTGCACCAGGATTAACTAATAAAATTTCTTTAATCGAACAAAAATTACCTATGCATGAAGTAATTGCCACAGCTTCTGCATTTACGCCACCAATAGGAGCATTGGTTATTTCTATGGATGGAACTGTAAAATAATTATACCCATCGTTTATTAAATCTATTTTTCTAATATAACCACTAGTTAAATTTGTTTCTGCAGTAGATTGAGATCCTTGTGGGAAAAGTTTAAGTGTTGTAATGTAACCCTGATCCTCCAAAGTTTCATCTATTTCCTGAACCGTTGTGTTTATATTGTCCCATCCACCAACATTATCCGAATATTCAAATAATTCGCATTTTAGTTCATATACATAAGTTTTTCCTAATTGATAAAAAGGTTGTTCGTGCTCGACAAATTTAATTTCGAATAATCTCTTACCTAGTGGAAAATATATTAAATCTCCTTCTCTTGGTCTTGTAGAAACAATTATTTCCTCAGGATCCATGTCCACCAAAAATGGGGATATAAAATCTTCAAATCTTTCTTTTGATATTATTAACGTTAATTCATCCTTTAAATTCATTCCAAATTTTGATAGTATATCTCCACTTCCAGTATATCCATCATAGTTGCTAACATAAGCTTCTATTGAAAAATTATCATCAAATTTCGATGCTGTTACTTCTCGTATTATTGTCTCTTTTCTTATAAATTTTTGAGGTAAGTATGAAACTTCAACACCATAAATTTTTAATTGCTCATTAATTAATTGCTGAATCAAGTTTTGTTCAGCATCTGATCCCTGTAAGAAAAATGGATTTAACGCCATAATTATCCTATAAAATCATAAGGTGGAAGTTCATATTCTAACGCCATTCTTTGTTTTAAATCATCCAATTCTTTTTGAGCGTCTTCGTAAAATTCTCTTCCATTTAATTCAATTCCGCCAGGTAACTTTACTCCCCTAAATTTAATTAAATTTTGCCCCCACTGCTTTTTAATAGTAGATGTTAAATATTGCTTTAAAAAACTATCATTATATACTTTACTAAAGTCATTGGGATCTAAAATTCTATAACAATCTATAACTAAAAAATTACCTGCGGTTTGAGCTCCCCAATCAATATCAAGATACATTCTATTTTGTCTTTTATTAAATCTAATTTGTTTATCGGTGGTTAATAAAAAATCAATGTCTTCCAAATAACTTTTAACCATTGCATACTGTAATAATTCAACCGAATTAAAATAATATAAGTCATTTAAAAACAATTGATATTTTATACTAAACATGCCACCAGAAATGGAACTGGTGTCAAATTTAAAAACTTTTTCTATACCAATAACTGAGTCTGGAACTTGAATATAGTTTGCCGATTCATAAAAATTAAAATTACCAATATCTGAAGTTCCTGTGGTTGTTTTTATCCCTACACCATCAATCCCTTTTGCACTTCCTCTATCAATGTCTTCCTGAGTTATTTTATATTTTAAATACATTCTTTCAACACCATCAAAATGCCTTTCATTAAAATACTGAAGGGCATCATCAACTAGATCATCTATTTGATCATCATCTACGTTGATCTCTAAAACTGGTGCTCCTAATCTTCTTAAACAATAATCTACCAGTTCTTGCCTAGTTGATGGTTTTGCCATAACACTAACTACTTCTTGTTATGCTTTTTGAAACAATTGCAGATCCCTCTATTACTCTTTGTTTCTCTCCAGTTACAATATTTGTAATAACAATATCATACATATACCTTCCCGTTTTTAAACTAGTTGTTGAATCTGAAGGTAATGAAATTTTTATAACTCCAGAAGATGCCGGAGAAACAGCAGTCGTAATAAAATCTACATAAGAACTACTCTGTGGATGTTTTCTTAACTGTGAATTAATTTGGTAATTGGAAAGATCTAAAGATGTTCCATTATCGCCAGATAAAGAAAAAGTCTGAGTAAATGTTGTATCAGTATTGATAATTAAATTAACTACATACGGTGCTGCCATTTACCCAAAGTAATCCTATATTTTATTTATGTAAATTTGATAAGGATATTATTGCTTCTTGTTGCTGTAAATATAATTTACAGTAAAGTTTAGAAAAAACTCTCAATTCTTCTAAACTCATATCATCTATCAATCTACATTGCTTTTCATATTCAAATAATTTATTAATATTGTGCAATTCAATTTTTTCTGGATTCATTTATAAACTCCTTTAAAAGAGATTTAATCTCACTCATTTCATCCTGCAATTCTTTGATTTGATCTTTAACTTTTGCTCTGTTCTTAGATGCATTTAAATGTTGTTCATACGCTACAGAGTCGCAGTTAACTATTGCACCAGTCGTTTCATCTCTAAAAAGATTAGAGTGTCCTTCTACGGATATTAAATTTTCCATACTATGCTATTGCAATTGCCCTAATGTCTTTGAATCTTGGATATTTATCCTGCCTTGTGCCGGACATGACTATTTTAATTGTAAAACCAATAAATGGTCCAACGTCAGCAGCAGTATACTGATATTCTAAAAATTGGTTATCTAAACTATCTTGAACAAAAATATCTGGTAATCCATTATTTTGGGTTTCATCGATTACATCTAGGTATCCATCTAAATTGTTATCAGTCGTCAAATTATTATAACCTGGGAATAAAGTAAAGGACTGTTCAGAATTTACTGATTCTGGTTTTAGTAGAGAATAAAGAACTCTAAAATCTGCTGAGGAGTGTCTGTATGCCGATAGGAAGACCTTTAAAGTATTTGATGGTTGAGTCAATCTAATTGTTTTAGAAACGTATATGGCGGCATGTGGATCATCAAATAGAGTATTAATTCTACCATCATTGGCGAAATTTGTTATTGGTTTATTCAATCTTGCGGTACGATATTCTGTAAAGGTAGTATCTAAGAAAATCAATGGCGATAGGTTGTAATTATTTGTTGTTAAAGTCAACGCCGTAACCATTGATTTATTTCTTGGCATAAATGTTAAATATTCATCAGAATTTACTTTTGATGATACTAATCTCAAAGAATTCAATTTATTTGGAGAGTTTATCTCTATAGGTTGGTAACCAAGATCATTGAATGATTCCTCAATTCCATTACAACTTGTACCACTAACTGTTCTTAGAAGTCCTTGTACATTAGTGGATGCTCCGGGAATTATTACCTCATAATATGGGAATATAGTATCATATGGAATATTCTCAGAAGCATAAATTAAGTTTCCACCAACACCTTTTTCGGAATTGAATGAAAGCATAGGATAAGTTCCATCATCAATAGATCTATTTTCTCCAATATTGTCATTATTTTCGTCTAATCCATCACGATCTATTTCCAAATAATAAGAATCTAAGTCTATTGAGTTTGTCACAATATTGTGGTTTTTATTAATTCTTCTCAGAGAAACCCCACTAATTTCATACTTATAAATTAATGAATCTTGTGGATGATCTATAGAAATTGTATTATCTATAGATCTTGATAAACCTCCTAGTGTTCCTGCATTAGTAAATGATGTATATTGTATTATCTCATTATTTACTATAATATATCCTGGATTACTCACACTAACTGGAATCCCTTCAAATAATTCAAATTTAGATACGTCTGATGAATTAATATTAAGAGACGAATCTGTCCTTAATAAATCTGAAGATAATCTAACTGGTACAGTATCTGGTAATACACCACTTAATTCTACAATATTATTCAATCCATACATTCCATGATTAAAGTGATTAACTTTAAAATGTTTTCCATCATTAAAGAATTCTCCATAATTTGTAGAAGAACTAATAGTTGCTATTCCAATTTCCACTCTTGATCCAGCATTATTATAATAAACTAACTTTGATGATTGAGTTGTAAAATTATCGCCTTGGACATTTGATAAGTAAACTGTATCTACACTATTACCGTTTGATGATATGGTTATTCTTGCATTTTGTCCTTTGGCGGTATTAGTATTGCCTGTTACAGTTGAAGTAACAATACCAACAACATCTCCAACTGCATATCCAGATCCTGGCGCATTTATTGTTACCACGGATATATTTCCATCAGAATCTGCAGTTATTTCTAATTTTAATCCAGATCCATTTCCAGTAACATTAAATGTTTCTACCGTAGAAATGCCAACAGGATAATTAAATCCACTGTCTGAAATTGTTACATTAGATACAGAACTTCCTGTTCCAACTATGTTTCCATAAATATATTCTTTTCCACTTTCTGAAATTTTTCTACCAATAGTCAAAATATTGTCAACAGTATTGCTATCATATATTGTTACAATTCCAACTTTAACTTTTCTAGGTATGGTTACTATTGGATTTGGTGATAAATTTCTAATATAACTATTACTCTTACTTAAAGTTGGATTTTGGAAGTATGCAATTCCTTCAGTAGTATTGAACTTTGCTTTATAAAGTTTAAACTTTAAGTCTTCATATTGATCTGGGGTCCAAGTTGATCCATTTTGAGATTTAAATAAACTTCCTATCGCAAACTGTCTAGTATATCTAACACTTTCAGCATCTGGAAGATTCGTAGTATTAACTGTTTTTTCTCCCATTCTTGCAGTCCAAAGTTCATATTGATCACTCTGTGGAGACAGTGCAACAATTGCGTATTCTTGAGCCGGAGGTAAGAATATTGGATATGGTAAAACTATATTAGTTGCAACTGAAGCATCTGATGATACATTAATTTGATCTGGTCTTAATGTAATAGAATCTCCAAGAACTGTAAGAGTTGGTAATCCAAGTTCTACTGTTCTTATTTGAATCGTTATCGGAGCATTTCCTGGATCTTTTTTGGCAAAGAAAAGATCTAGTGCAGTTATAAAACATCCGTTTTCATCATCATTAAATGCATTTAACCCCCTAGCACTACCAACAAGGAATGTTTGTGCAAGTGGATCAACCCTATGTTGAGCTTGCTGTCTTATTATATTTCTAGTAACATTGGTTATATTTCTAGTTACCCTAGTTACATTAGTTACATTTCTAGTTACATTTCTAGTTACATTATTAGTTACATTAGTTATATTATTTACGACTGGTGGTGGTAAATTTAAAGTAGAAATTTCTTCATTTCTTATAGCATTAAGAGTTCTAGTTCTGATGTTATTTGTTGTTGTCAAAGACGCACTAACAGTATGAACTCTCACTATATTTTGATAAGTCTGTACTGTACCCTCTGCAAGATAATTGGCTTCTGCTGAAGAAATATCTGTGTTATTTACCAGACCATTTTCATTATCACTGCTTGATGATAATCTGAAAGTTTTATTACCTGTTGGAAATCTTGTAGTTGGTGGTGGTAAAGTATTTGGATCTCTTATAAAGAATGATCCTATTAAATCTCCAAAATTATCAGTTACTAATCGTATATCTTTTACGTAAGCTACTGCGCCACTAGTTTCTCCAATTAAAACTGTTCTTGTTGTTAAATATCCAAAATAATTTCCTTGTGCTTCTTCTGCCAAAGAAAATGTATCTATATTCAATGTAGTAGAAGAGGAACTGTACTCTGATGGAATAATATCATCCTTTGAATATGGATTAGTAGTAAATGTAGTTGTTGGATTGTTATATGGTCCAAATTTATGATCAGGACTTGCAAGTCTGAAAGTCATTATCTGAACACCACCATCAAAAGCAAGAACATTTTCCCCAGTAGTAAAGGAACCGTCAGTCCCTGGATTTGATAAAGCTAAATCACTAGTTACTTCTATTAATTTTGGTATAACATCTATAGTGCTAACTCCATCTAAAAATGGATAATATCTAGTATGTGCTTTTAAATTTGAGGTGATAAATTCCGTATTTCTTGATCTTATAAAAATATCTAAACTACTTTCAATGAAAGATCTTTCTGTGCTTTGAGAAGTTGAACTATCTGAAGACGTGAATACTTCAGATCCTGATGGAACAGCATCACTTAGACTTAATTCGGTCCAAGTATCTCTAACTTGACCAATACCACCCAAACCTTCAGATCCTGATCCGCTGGTATTATCTACATTGTTTAAAGTTAGTCTTTCTGTAGTTACTTGACTTTGTAAATTTAAAGTATTGTTGTGAGTAATTACCCTATCAGAAAGTTGAATAGTTCTAATCCAAACATCTCTAAATGGATTTAATCTAATATCTCCAACATATTGAATAACATGAAATGGGTTTACATTTTCAACTCTAGTCGCTAATGGTTGTTCTATCCAAGGTTCATTAGTATAGTCTAATGTAACTACGGCCCCAGTTTTTTTAACCCTAACATCAGTTAACAGATAATCTACAGATAAATCTGCAGTCTCCTCATTTATATTATCTAAAGAGATTAATTGATTCTTTAAAGTATTTCTTGATATTAGAGGAACTAATTCTTGATTTTCATCATCCAGTTCAACCAAAGATAAGTCTAGATTTATAAATGAATCGTTCTTAAAAGAGTCTGCAAAAAATCCTGTTTTAAACCTATCTATTCCATCAGAATCTTGAATCTGTAATGTTTGTGTTTGTAACTCTAGTAATGATAATGAAGTTACTCTTTCTAAATTTTCAACTCTATTTTCAATAGTACCGATGTCGCGCATCGTGTATCTCTTGTTTTCAGTTAGTTTTATTTTTGCATCACTTGGATCATACAAATATGGGGGCAAACTTATAGTAGCTATTTCCAAATAATCTGATCCTAATACAGGTTCTTTTGGCGTTAATGAAGAAACTCCTTTTTCTACTATAAATCCACCATAACTATCTAAAAATAACTTATCAATTCTTCCCTGATATACATTATATTTTAATAGGCAAGATTCATTTGGTGTAAGAATTACTTTTATTGAGTCATCAAAATTTCTAGAAGAAAAATCGAATGGAGAAGAATCTGAACCGCCAAAATAAGAAACTCTGGGTCTAAAATCTAAAGTATCCGATGCTCTAGTATTTAAAAATCCAATATTAGGAATATCTTTACTATAAGAATCTAATGGGTAACTAAGAACTGTAAAAATATCACCAATATCATTTGCAGAAACATCAAAATGATCAAAAACAATTGATAGTCTTTTTGAAGGTTCTGATTGTCCAGGATTTCTTATTAATCTGGAATAATCATAAAATTGATTTTTTTGCCCTTTATTTAATTTAAAAGCGTTGGTAATATTTTTATATCTACCAAATGATATTGCCTGTAATGGGACAGACAAGTCAGAATATTCAAATAATATATCTTCTCCAATCTGGAATTTATTATTATTTAAGTAAACAAATTCTAAAGTATTACCAGATTTTCCAACTATTCTTGCAACTGCCTTACTAGATTTTCCAGTTATATTTTCTCCTATTGTGGAGTTTGAGTCTACATCATAAAGAGAAGAAAAAGATACAGAATCAAATGATGGTGATAACTCATCTATAGATTCATAAACTGCTATAACCTTGGTTACGTCTGGATATCTTAAGCATATTTCTTCATCTTGAACTCTTAATCCATAATATTGATTATAAGTAAGTCCATCATTCAAAGACGAACTTGAATTAGATCCAGACTCTTGATATTTTGAAAGATTTACATTTACTATAGAACTTTTCTTGTATAATTTTGTTTTGCTTTGTATACCAAGTTTTACAAAAGTTCCGTTAACTAAACTTAATGTTTTATTTTGTATTCCACTAAATGTTATTTGAGTATAATCAAGATTAAATGAAATCTGATCTACTCTTAGTGGTTCTATTGTACCATCACTGTAATGTATAGAATATTTTTCTACATCAAAGGTATCAAATTTTACTGATCCGTAATTTTGCGGTAATGCGAAATCTGAAGTTGATAATACTAAAACATTATTTGCAATATTATCATTAATAATTGCTTGAGCAGAAAATGTTAGTTGTGATCCAGATAAATCAACACTTTCAATATTAGTATTTGGTAATATTGAGTATAAGTATGAAGAATTTTGATTTACTATTGAAGAAGATCCAATTATGAGTTTAGTTTTTATGTCTGAACTAGGTAAACTACCATCAGAAACTCCACTTACATTTGTAGTATTGCTTAATGTAAATTGAGAACCAGTCAGTGAAACATCAGTTACTACATTATAAGTTTCTGTGCTAAAACCTGGTCTAACATAACGTACAATATCTCCTATGTTTATTCCCGAAACGGGTTTTGGAGAAACAACAGTTCCATCAGATTTAATAGTAACCTCATCTAAATTACTAAATCCAGAAGGACTAAATTTTTGAAGTATTACATCTGCTAAAAATGGAGTATTTGATTGATATACCGATTTAACATCTGATGATGTGTATTGTAACACATCAACAATAGATCTAGATAATGCTTCAGTTCCATTTATTTTTATTGATTCATTTTTCAAAAATTTTCCAGATACTTGTCTGATTAAAATTTCATTATTAGTTGAACCGGCATTAACAGCATAACCAATAGCACCACTACTTTTACCAACGACTACAGACGATAATGGAAATTCTAAAGAACTTAATGCATTATTAATTGTAATTTTAGTATAAAATTGTGGATCATAAAAATATAAGTCCCAACTTGTACTTGCATTAACATAGGCAGAATCTGTTAACCTGAATAAGTATACTCTAGATTCTCCTATTTTTGTTCCTGTTGGACTTGTTGTTCCATTTCTTCTCTCATTATAAAAAGATACAACGGATCTATTAATCGGAGCACCATATACATTATTAACTCTCAAGATATTTCCCATTTTAAATGGAACTAAAACATTATCAATTTCAGTCGTTTCTCTTGGTTTATCTACGTCTATTACTGTAGTATAAGTTTTCTCAATATCATAACCCTTTACATATGCTTTTCCAGGACTAATAGTTAAACACATTACATCATCAGAAGGATTATTTCCTTGAGATGTTGTTTCTTCTCGAACAAACAAACCGTTATTTCCCAATAAATTATTTAAAGAGTTATTTACTGTTACTTTAAATGGTACTACAGTATAATTTCCAGATTCGTCGTAGGTTCTTTTTGCAATATAATCTTTTATTAAATTGTAGTCAGTATCATTTTGTATTTTCTTTAAACTGCCATTTTCAACTCTCAAGAGTTCAATAAAATCTGTGTCGTTATCATTATCAGTCAGTAATTTTTTAGTTAACTTTAATTCTATTTTAAATCTGTCAGCACCAGGAGATGCAAAATTCGTAAACCCCTTGGCATTATCATATAGAGAACTATCATCCTTAGATGTTATTATTTGCTCATATGCTCTCAATCCAACTCTATATGATGGTGTATTAGTGTAATAATCTAATATTAATGTTTCTTTTTCAACATTTGCAAATACACCTCTTACAAAATAGATACCATTCTCAATCGATACGGAAGATCCAACAGAAGTAGCGTCCTCTGAAATTAATGATGCAAATGCTACACCATCAGAAATAATGATATTATTAATTCCATATGTAATTGCTTCGGTGGATAATAAAGATTCCCCATCAATAAATCTAGATTGTGAAAAAGTAGAATCAGAATCTAGATATTTAACATATAAAGTTATATATTCTACATCTTGATCATCTGGAAAAACAACTTGCTTAACACTTGCAGAAATTCCAGATACTTCCCCTCTAATTATTTTACCTACATACTTTTCAATATACAGTGAAATGTCAACACCAAAGGAAAGTGGATTTAATTTAATTGCAAAATATTCCTGATCATATGAAATACCACCAGGTATTACCATAGAACCTTCTTTAAATATATGACTTCCAAAAGATTCTATTTGGTTTTGTAATATTGACTGTATTGTATTTAATTCTCTAGACTGTACAGGTCTTCCTGGATTAAAAAGAACTCTATAAAAATTTTTATCCCGATCAAAGTCATCAAAATATGGATTTACATTAAAGTTAGTTTTTTGTGCCATTTTTTAAAATTCTAGAATGATTTTAATATCTTCTTTTTGTCTAGAGTTCCTTTCTATTAAAGGTCTGTTATCAAGGTAAATAATATCTCCAGATGTTTTATTTATTTCGGGATCTGCCATACCTGAATTTAAATAAACATCCAATGATATAATTTTATTTTGTATTGAAGTTGTTAAACCAGTAAAAGAAGAATCTATAGAACCAATAAAATTTGAACTAAGACCTCTAATAGATCCACCGGTTATAGAAAATCCTAAATTTGCTTTGGCTATTGAGGAAATACCAACATAATCAGTTTGATCATATTCAAATTGATTAAAATATAATGATCTGTCTCTAAAATATTTTAATATAGATGTTTCTTTATCATATGATGCAACATAAGCAACTGCTTTTTCTCCAGTAGTTAGTGTTTGTTCTATTTTTTCACCAACAATGGGTTCAACATCACTAGTAATAATTAATTTTAAAGAACCAAGTGCAGAAAATCTATCTGAAGTGTAAATATTTGTCGAATTATATGAAAGTGGATTTTTTAGTATTCCTATTTGCGCAAACTTAGTATCAGTTGGAAAATCTTTTGCCGAATCATCAAATCTGGAATATAATAATATTCGTTCTGCTCCCAATTCTGTGTATATATCATACCCATGTCCTTTAGAGGGTGGTATAATTGGTATTAACTTTGCTGGATCTGAAATAGTATCCGAAGACTGTAATGGACCAAGATCTACAATAGCATAAGTATATCCACTTCCACCAACAGTAACAGTTGCATTAATAATTTCACCTTCTTCATTAGATTCTATAAATACTCTTCCACCAGAACCATCTCCTAAAATATCTACTTCCCCAGTGTAGTATCCAGAACCTGGATTATCAATATATACAAATTTTATTTGATTATTATTCTCATCAGAATTTCCATTTTCTCTAACTGAAATAATTTGTGGTAATGTAGATGTACTCCAATCATTTGGAACTGGAATATATTCTGTTGAATCAAACTTAATTATGTCTCCTGGGGGAACAGTAAACAAATACTTCCAAACATATCCATCGCCACTAAGTCCAGCTTTGGAGGGCTCTAAATCTGTAAATAGTGGTTCATCTTGCGATTGATTTCCAGTAGAATTTATTCCAGTTGAACCATTACTTATACAAATATATACTTGATATAAACTATTCATAACGTAATAGTTTGCATCATATAATCTACTTCTATCAGTAATTGAAGATCTATTAGTTACACTGTAATCGTGCCTATACATATCATATCTAACACCTTCAACCCAATCAATTTTTCTTATACAACGTCTAACATTTTCTGGAATTATTTTTTTACCATATAACATGGTATTTCCGTAGTGTGGAAGATATTCAAAATTATCTGTTGGATTTGGTAATACTCCCAAACTTGGTGTAAGCAGATCTGGACTTTCCCAATATTCATCTCTACCAAATCCAGGAGTATTTGGATTAGGCAGACCAACGAAGATAAAATAATTATCATCTCCACTGGAGATAGAATTTACAAAATTTGATGTATTTATAATTCTAAATTTGTCTGTAACAAAAGCTGCCATTTTAAAAGATTTTTTTACTATTTATAATTAAAGTATTAAACTCTTTCTTAGAGAACCAGTATTTCTAAGACCATATCCTCTTCTTTGTATTGTTGGATATGTGGATAATCCTGACGAAGAATTGAATCCACTAATACCAATAGATATTGGGTTATTTGAACGTGTAAATCCAGATATTTTACCCCATGAGAAATTACCCAATGGTTTTTTATATGATCCTGTCGTACCTATTCCAATTATATCTGTTTGAGATGAAACATTGCAAGTTATTATTCTGGTAACATTATTTAAGTTCACTATTTGATTAATTTTATAAACATTATCCAGATAGTATGTTGAAATACCTACTATTTCATTTTCATTGCTTATAATTGAAGTTACTCCATTACCAACTTTTGTATTAAAAATGTATATTGGATAACCAACTTCTAAACCACTGTATAGTTTATTATCAGTTTCTATTTCAAATTCGATAGCTAAATTGGTCCCAATTCCAGAAGTAGTTGCTATACCAACAATAACCCCATTAAAACCTTCTACAACATTTGCTTTTTTCACAGTTTCTGTAATAAATTGTGGATTACTTACTATAACTTGAGGTGGATTTGTATAAGTATAACCAAAACCTGGACTTACAACTACTGCATTTGTTAAGAATCCATTAGTTGAATCTATTGTTGCAATTGCAGTTGAACCTATTCCAACTCCAATTCCATAATATGGATTGGAAATTTTAATGTTTACGCTAGAACTTGTATACCCCAGGCCGGGATTTTGTATGTCCAATGAATCTATTTCACCAGTCTGAGATACAATCGCAGTAACTACACCAGTTATTATAGATTCTGTAGAAGGAACTATAACAAGATCTATATTTTCTATTGGAAGAGTATCTTCATAGTTGAATATTGAAGAATCATCGACAAATATCTCCGAATCTAAATTTGTAAAATTATCTATTACTTTTGCAGTTGGATAAACCTGAGGTTCTATAGAATCTCTTGCCTTGGAATATACAAAATCATTTATTATAATATCCTCTTTTTGTTTTATCCAGAAAAGAGGTTTTAAATTTACGTCATCTATACCTTGATCGGAATATATGTTTGTCTCCATTAAATCGGCGGCAGGAAAATCAAATACAGTTCTTGTGTTTTGTGTTATTGTATTTCTTAAATTTCCATTATTGCTATAGATTTGAACTGTATCGCCTATTTTAATAGTTTCATTTACATCTACTCTGGTAGAGTCTTGCCCTCTTGTACCTACGTAGAAGTATATTTCTACATTATCATCTATTTTGGGTGGAGTTGTAAATCTAACTGATGACCCACCAGTAAATTCATATGCATATTTTGGTTCTTGTAAAATTCCATTTATGAATATTACCAATAAAGAATCGAAATCTATAACTTGTGAATCAATGTTATCGGTACTCTTTTGGAAACTAATAAGTTCTCCATCATAATATAATGGATAATTGAGTCTAGAACCATTCTGAAATCTTTTAATAGAATCTATCAAATTTAATTCACCAAATTGCCAAGATGCGAAATTATCATTATATGTTTCGAGAACAACCAATTTAAATTCTTCAATAGGAGAACTTAATCCCTTGGCAGTTACTAGTCCAACCGGTCTAAATATATCACCTCTTTCAAAATTGTATCCAGGTCTTGTAATTTTGAAAGAAGAAACTTCGAATAAGGTTGTTCCTATTCCAACATTGTTTGAACTTGGACCAACTTCAACATTAAGCAATGCTCCAATTCCAGTATCTGTAGTTTCTCCTATCCCTAATCTAGATACACCAATAATAGGTAAATTCTCATAATCTGGTGAAGGTATTTTAATAGAAGGATTTTCATATCCAGATCCGGCATTATCTATAATAAAACTTAGAGATCCTCCATCGCCAGCAACTGCTCTTATTGATGCACCAGATCCAATAGACCCAGTTTCAGTGATTGCAATTGACACTGGATTTCTATATCCAGACCCAAATGTGAAATCTTCATACCATGTATAAACTGTACCAAATCCAATATATGAATGTGGCAGAGTACTAGTTCCTACTTGGACGGAAAAAGAAGTAGCGCCGATTCCAATAATATCTAAAGAAGAATCATGACTTGGGAAATATGAAACAATACCTGAACCAGATGGGCAAGTAAAAGCAAATCCAACTAATTTAACTTGATTCACTCCCCTAAGATTATTTAATTCTTGGGTAAAGATATCTAGAACTCCAGTATTATTATTATAAAGTGCAGTAGTGAAAGCAACAGTTTTACCTGTAGTTGCAATACCCAATATAGTGCTTATTCCACCATTTGAATTTGTAATTATACCAACTTTACAACCTACAAGAGGAGCATATCCCAAACCTGCTGTTGAACCAAGAGAAACTATAATTCCACCCCTAGGAAGTTGATTTTTATTAACATCAGATTCTGATACTTTAATATTATTTAAATCATCTTTAATACCTGAGAAAACAATGCTACTAATACCTAAATTAGTATTTTCCAAAATTTCAAAGTTATAGTTTGTTATATTTTCTGTTAATGGTGTTTGGTAAATTCCATTTATTAAAACTATACCATTTCCAGCTGTTGTACCCAATCCTACAGTATTAATTCCTTGAGTTGTTAATGTAAAAGTTTGTCCAATCCCAGTAAATTCTGGCGAAATATCATCAAAAATAGTATTAGTTGTATAATCTTGTCTTAAAAATACTCTTCCACTAAATGATGCTCTTGATCTTGGCAAGTTTCTTTCATCAAATGTCACCAGGTCAAAAACATTTCCTCTGGGAGGTTGAGTAAAGTATATTTGATCTTCTGAAATATTATATGATCCTCTATAAACTTTTACTATAGAACCATCTGTGTGAGAAGTTGCTGAAGATCCAACAAATCCTCTTTCTACTTCTACTATATTTTTGTCACCAGTGAAGAATAATATTGGTCCAGAACTACTTGTTCCAATACCAACATTCAAAACTCTCATGTACTCGTCATCAATTTTTATAAGGTCTGTTGGTTTGATGGAACTAATTCCACTTAATGTAAAAAATGTATTCCCTAGTCCAATTTGACCACCATTATCTGAAAGTGAATGTTCTATTCCAGAATAAGTTATTGGATATTGAATAAGATTATTAATTGTTATTATAGATTTTTCATTTTTCTTTTCCATTTCAAACATATGAGCGTTTCCTTCACCAAGATCTGTGATGACGACGCCTATTCCTGATAAAGCATTTGATTTATTTGTTGCTATTTTAAATCTAGCATTATCAAGTTTTATAGCATATACTGTAGATGGCAATCTATTTGTGGTGATACCATTATCGTCTATAGAATTTACTATACTCATGGCACTTTGTCCAAGTCCAATAAAGGTAGACTTTGGTTTGTAGAATAATTTTTCACCGGTACTAAAGAAGTGATCATTGATTGTAAATATTCCAGTTTCTGCATTTAGTACATTTTCATCAAATGGATCAAAAGTTTTTGCAAAAATAGGAATATCTCTATATTCTAAAGTAAAGTTTAATCTATTAACAAATCTAGAATTTAATCCAAAATATTTTGATACATTTACACTTTCAAAAAGAGGATCAACTGAAAGTGGAAGGGGTTTATTTATTTCATCTAAAAATGTATAAAATGCGGTATTAAAATATTTAATAGTAATATTAGAACCTACATACTCATCATTAGGATAAAAATTTATATCAATTCCTTCTGGTGTTAATGTAGAACCAAAAGTTCCTATTCCAGAATTATCTCCAACTAAAATCATTGGATATTCTACATGATATGAAGACTCAAAATCATGCATAACAGATAACTGGTGTAATGTAAATGTATTCCCAATACTTACATTTACAATAGACTTTAATGAAGAAAATAGTGTACTATCATAACTTGTTATAGTAGATGCAGAGGAAACAGTTAATGTATCTGATTCATATAAAGCAGTGCGCTCAGAACCATCTGACTGTCTGGTTGATTTAAATCTGTATGTTCCTATGCCACTTGTAGAATTAAAAGCTATAGTTTTTATACTGACTGCAATATTAGAATCTGGAATATTATTAGTACAAGTTAAATTGATTAAATTATTTGAAATTGATAGACCAAAGGAACCAATAAATCCATAACTAAAGTCATCTGATAAAGAATTAAAGTGATAATCTGAATAATATGCATCCTGACCATCATGAACAGCATATAATTCAACATAATCTGTATCTAAAGTTTTTTTATTTAATACGTGAATTTCTGAATAAAATGCGGAATATTCTGTAGCATCTAAAGATAAGATAGTGTCAGTAGATTCATTTATAGGTATGTCATGTACCGAATTTATGATATCAGATGATCCTATTTTTAATGAAGAATCTATTGGGAATATTGTAGAAAATTGACTACTTAAAATTTTTACCTCATAATCTGTACTATATGGATCATCTCTGTCTCTTATACACATCTGACGCTGCCGACGACTCCTTACGTGT